CTACAGGTGTTCCTTTTACAGCAAATAACCAGATCGGTTTCTTGTTGGTTGAAGGTGCGGCAGATATTTATGCCAACTGTGATTCCGGTGGTACTGAAACCAAGACTGACACAGGGGTTGATTTTTCTGATGGCGCAGAAGGTAGTTCTACTATTTCAAACACGCGCCGACTCGGCTTTGTGGTAACCGGAACCGGACAAGTAGATTTCTACGTGGATCGGGTAAAAGTCACCACGACAACGGATAATATCCCGACTTCGGCTCTTACGCCTTGGTTTTGTGCAATGTCTGGAACGACAACCGCCGATGCGTCTTGGTGCGACTACATTTTGGTAGCTGCCCAACGTGTCACGGATGGTATGACACAATTCAATGAGCAACCGTAAGGTTAGGAAGTGACTTATGGCAGAAAAGAAAAAAACTGCTAAAAAAGATACCCCTAAACCGGGAATTGAAGATCGTTATAAAAAGGAATTGCCCCCTGAGTGGACCGCTAAGTATAAGGCTATGGTTATGGCCGGTCTTATCAAGGAAAAATAGGAGTATCAAATGGCAGATTCAGTAAATGTATCGACCATTATTGATGGTCCTCGTAAAGCAGTATTTTACCTCACTAATGTTAGTGACGGTACGGGCGAATCTGCTGTCACGAAGATAGATGTAAGTGCTTTAAGCACCAGTCAAGACGGAGACGCCTGCACGGGTGTTCGCATTGAAAGCCTTTCTTTTTCCACTGTTGGAATGGGAGTCCAATTGCTTTGGGATGCTACAACTAACCGTTTAGCAATTGAACTTCCCGCCAATTATAGTGATTCTTTTGATTTTTCCGCCTTTAGCGGTCTTCCAAATTATTCTGGTTCTGGGAAAAATGGAGATGTGCTATTAACCACAGTAGGAGCAGCAAACGGCGAGACGTACACTTTAACCATCACCTGTATTAAGGAATATACGGATCTTTAAATCTATTGGATAGGTTTTCATACACATGCAACGCGATATTCCAAAAGTTCCAGAAGATCTGGAGGAGATGAGGGTACAGTTTTATCACTATGCCACACAGCAACACTATATCTTAGATAAAGTAAACCAATTGGAACCGGACGTTAAGGATATAAAACGTACCTTGTTTCAAATCAAATGGTTTTTATTGGGTGGTGTGGTGATATTGCTTGCCCAACAAACAGGTATCGGGCCTGTTCTGGCTGCACTGCTTAAATGAATCATGGCTACGTCTGGATCTATAAATTTCGAACTCGATGTAAATGATTATATTGAGGAAGCCTTTGAACGGTGCGGTCTTGAAGTTCGTACAGGTTATGATCTAAAAACCGCGAAGCGTTCTATGAACTTGCTTCTAGCGGATTGGGCTAACCGTGGCTTAAACCAATGGACCATTAAGCAGACCTCCATAACCGTTGCGGCGGATATTACTGAATATCCTGCGGGCACCGTAACTATGACGGTGGGTTCTAGTTCAGGTTTTACGATCGCTGAAACCATTACGGGAGGAACCAGTGGCGCTACGGCTTCCATTACCAATCTTCCCTCGGGTACTTCAATGGCGATCACCATTCCGACAGGAACTTTCACCAGCGGTGAAACCCTTACAGGTGGGACAAGCGCAGCAACTACCNCCCTTTCTGCTGCCGTTGATTTAACGAACGCACAGGGCACCATAGATATTTTATCGTTAGTGGTTAAACGAGGCGATAACAGTTATGCCGCCGCGCGTTTAAGTCGGGACGGATATATTACGATCCCAAATAAAACAGAAACAGGTCGTCCTTCCCAGTTTTTCTTAGATCGACAAGTAACGCCTAATTTAAAAATTTGGCCTGCGCCTGAAAACAGTACAGACATTCTCATTTTTGATCGTCTTTATCGAATAGACGATGTTGATGATTTTACAAATACACTTGGTGTACCGTTTCGTTTTTATCCTGCTTTGGCAGCAGGACTTGCTTATTACATTGCGTTAAAACGAGCGCCCAATCGGATTCAAGTTTTGAAACCGTTATATGAAGAAGAGATGGAGAGGGCTATGGTAGAAGATCGTGACCGAGCCTCGTTTAATGTCGTGCCTAGCTTAGAGTATGCGAAATTTAACTGATGTCTCGTTTTGCTGTAGGAAAACATGCGCGGGGAATTTCAGATAGATCTGGGTTCTCTTATTTACTTAGGCGTATGAAAAAGGAATGGACCGGAGCGCTTGTTGGCTATGATGAATGGGAACAAAAGCAGCCCCAGTTAGACCCAAGACGTAAGGTAGTGGACCCACAGGCTTTGAAAAATCCTCGTCCCGATAGGGTCGAACCAATGGTGGTCTATGTGGATACGATTATTCCTGAAATAGCTAACTTTAAGCCCATCATGTCTGTGGGGCAGGTTGGCGCGGTGACGGTGGCGACATGAGCTTTACTTACTCCAGTCTAAAGACCGCTATACAGGATTACACCGAAAACACGGAAACTACGTTCGTCTCGCATATGGACGACTTTATAAAGCTGTCCGAAGAACGGATCCTGAAAAACGTCCAATTACAGCTTTTCCGTAAAAATGTAACGGGGACCATGTCTTCTTCTAACCAGTATTTAGCTGCGCCGAGCGATTTTTTAGCACCTTTTTCGTTATCTATTACAAGCAGCAGTGTTAAGAGCTTTCTTCAATACAAAGACGTAAATTTTGTGCAGTCTTTTAACCCTAACAGTGCTACAACGGGAACGCCCCGGTATTATGCGCTGTTTGACATAACCAACTTTATTATTGGCCCAACGCCGGATAGTGGATATACCACGGAAATGCACTATTTCTACCGACCCGCCAGTTTGACGGCTGCGGGAGACAGTGGAACAACGTGGTTGAGTGAAAATGCCACGTTGGCTCTTTTATATGGGTGTTTAACCGAAGCCTATACCTATATGAAAGGGGAGCAGGATTTAATGGCCGAATATGAAAAACGCTTTGGAGAATCTATGGTGGCCTTAAAGATGTTTGGGGAAGCCAAGGAAGTTACGGAAGATTATCGTGCGGGTATGGTTATTAGGCCAAAACAATGATGGACGCATTAAAATTAGACCTTCCTTCCGATTATTCCGTAGAGGTTCATACGACAAATAATCGTGGCTTTACGCCTGAAGAAGTGGCGCACCACTGTGCAAACAAAATCATTTCTATATCCAACAATACTCATCCGGGTATTCAGGCACAGGCTTACGCCTTTAAGGGCCATATAGAAAAAATGATTGCCTTTTACATGCGTGAAGCCATTAAGAGTGATCGAACCACTGTCTATAACGCATTAATGGATGCAGGTCATCCAGAACTTGCTGAATCCATTAGGAGACTTTGATATGGCTTTTACCGGAAATTTTATGTGTACGTCTTTCAAGAAAGAATTAATGGAAGCCAAGCACAACTTTTTACTTAGTGGTGGGAACACCTTTAAAGCTGCTTTGTATACCAATAGTGCCTCTTTTACGGCAGCTACAACAGCTTATACGGACACTAATGAGGTTTCTGGTACGGGTTACGTCGCTAAAGGTAACACGCTTACTCGGATAGATCCGACAACCAGTAGCACCACGGCGTATACGGATTTTGCAGATACTACGTGGTCATCCAGTACAATCACGGCTCGTGGTGCGATGATTTTTAACGAGGATACTACTGGAGATACTTCAGTGATTGTTTTGGACTTTGGTTCTGATAAATCCTCCAGTTCGGGAGACTTTAAGATTGTATTTCCCGCTGCGGACGCCAGTAATGCAATTATAAGGATCGCTTAATGGCCGCAATCACCGGTTGGGGCCGCAGTACATGGGGTTCAGGCACATGGGGCGAAGCCGCTCCAGTTTCCGTTACGGGTGTTGCGGGAACCGGTGCGGTTGGCTCTGTAACAGTTGAGCTTAGTATTGATGTTTCTGTAACAGGTGTTGCGGGAACCGGTGCGGTTGGGTCGGTAACGGTTACTGAAGGAAGCGGTGTAACCGTTTCTGTAACAGGGGTTGCCGGTACGGGTTCGGTAGGTTCGGTAACGGTTGAAGGTGATGCCAGTGTCAGCGTTACGGGCGTTGCGGGAACAGGTTCTGTAGGCACTGTTACTGCTACTGGGGATTCTAATGTAACGGTTACGGGCGTTGCGGGTACAGGTTCGGTTGGATCTGTAACGGTTGAAGGTGATGCTAACGTCAACGTAACCGGCGTATCCGGTACAGGAGAAACAAGCGGGGTTCTAGTTTGGAGTCTTATAATTCCAGATCAAGACCCCAGCTATAGTCAAATTAGCCCTAGCCAATCTCCATCTTGGGCTTCTGTGTCACCTTCTCAATCGCCGTCTTTTACACAAATAACGCCGAGCCAATCCCCCTCTTGGTCTTCAGAGACACCTTCTCAAACACCAGATTGGATAAAAATTGCAGCATAGGACATGAGTTATGGCAAGTACATACACAACTAATCAGGGCCTCGAAAAACCGGCAACGGGGGACCGTTCTGGAACGTGGGGAACCATGACGAACACCAACATGGACATGTTGGACAGAGCTATCTCAGGAGTGGGCGCACTCAGTCTGACAGGCACAACTACTACATTAACCACGTCAGATGGCTCCGCTTCAGACGGGAACTATAAAGTTCTGATTTTGGGTGGAAGCCCAAGTGGTACTAACACTATTACGTTAAGCCCCAATGATGCGGATAAATTGTATTTTGTAGTTAATGCCAGCGGCGAAAGCGTAATTTTTTCACAAGGCTCTGGTGCGAATGTCACGATTGCCAATGGTGCGGCTGACATCATCTACGCGGATGGCGCAGGAGCTGGCGCGGCCGTTTCGAGTTATTTGGCTAACGACTTTGTTTTTAAGACGGGCGATGGCGTAATTCTGAACCTTCAGACTTCTGATACGACCGTTACTGCTTCAAGTGTTTTGGGCCGTTTGAATTTTACCGCTCCCAATGAAGGCTCCGGTACAGACGCCATTTTATTAGCCGCATCCATCGCCGCTATTTCAGAAGGCACTTTTGCAGCANACAACAATGCCACCAAATTGTCTTTTATGACGGGTGCTTCAGAAGCGGCGAGTGAAAAAATGTCGCTGTCTTCCGGCGGTAATTTAACGCTGCCAACAGATGGAGTAGTTATTGCCGCCGGGGCAGATTCCGACGTCCTGCTCACTCATGTGGCGGACACTGGTCTGACTATGTCTGTCACCGGAAACAATGTTGCCCAATTATCAGTGACTACAGATAAGGGTACTGCCGCTGTCGGGCCGGTTTTTAATTTAACAAGATATTCTGCGAGCCCCGCTGCTAGCGATGGCGGCGGAATCATCCAGTTCTTGATGGAGAACGACAACGATCAACTGTGGACTGCTGCTCAAATCTATTCAGTAGCAGTAGATGTTGCTGATGGGACTGAGGACGGTAAGCTCGTCATAAATACGATGAAAGCTGGCACGGCTACTGCGGCGCTAACTCTATCGGAACTCGGCACTGCGACTTTCGGGGGCAACATTGTTATTCCAGACGGTGGCACCATTGGTAGCGCTTCAGACACCGATGCGATTGCCATACGCTCTGACGGGAATGTTGGAATTGGAACCGCGGGCAGTGCCGGTATTACGCTTCAGGTTACAGGTTCCACTACAGATACTGTTATTCGAGGTTCGGGTGGGGGGCATGGGCTTGATGGTAGGGCTGGGGACGGTTACGTTGGAACTATGGGTTTTGCATACGACACAGCCCATTATGGTTATTTGGGGTATTCAACACACGGGTGCTATGCAACATCCATCTATTGTATTGGCACGTTGTACAAAGGTGTCGATAATTTTCGCATCAAGCATGGGTTGCGAGAAGGATATGATTTATTTCACTCAGTTATAGAAGCTCCCCAAGCGGACCTCATATATAGAGGGAAGGTAAACCTTGTTGACGGTCAAGCATCCATTGATATTGATAGTCATTACGACATGACCCCCGGCACGTTCGTTTGGCTCACAAAATCTGACAGTGTGCAGACGTTCACAAGTAATGAGACAGGGTGGGATGCAGTTCGCAGTTCTTTCAGCGGAGATACGATCACAATCGAATGCCAAAATTCTTCATCCACAGATACGATTTCATGGATGGTAATCGCCGAACGCGACGATCCCAACATCAGAGCAACGAGCAAAACGGATTCCAATGGTCATCTAATTGTTGAGTGTCCAAGCGACGTGCCGCCACCACCGCCACCAGAGGATTAATTATGAAATGGATCATTGACAGATTTAAAGAACCTTCGAGCTACGCCGCTGCTGGAGCCGTCGTCATGGGCATCGGTATGCTGACGGGACAGAATTGGCTAATAATGCTGGGCATTGTCGGCGGTGTTGCTGGGTTTATTTTGAAAGAAAAAGGCGTGATATAAATTAGTGATATGGAACCCACTGGCTTATTCAGTTTAGACACTGTTGAAAAATACGGTCTTCCTCTTGTATTGCTGCTGGGCGCGATCTATGCGCTGTATCGGTTTATGACCTTTTCGCTCATCGAGGTAAAAACGGAAT